TATGCCCCAGTTATTTATTATCTTTGTCTTTGTCTAATTTTAATTTTTTCAATTATGGGTAGATTTACAAACGAGCAATTATTAAAATTGCAACAGAATTTGAAAGTTGGCAGATGTCCTAATTGTGGATATGAAGGTAATAAGGATGTATGTCCAGAAGAAATGCACCTTGTCTCTTTAGACATTGATTCAAGACATACAGTAGGGCTCGAATCTTTAGGTTCATATCCAGTAGTGATGGCAGTATGCCCTAATTGTGGTTTTATTTCACTTTTTAGTAAGAAATTTTTGTGTAGATAATCTACAATTTAAAACCCATCCGTCTCCCTTTACATTTATTCTTAAAGGAGACGGATATTTTCCTTTATTATTAATTCCTTTTCTCATATTATTCATAATTTTAGTTTGTGGTACCGGCAGGATTCGAACCTGCATGAGTTGTCAGTTCTTTGCATCTATGGATTGACCGTCCAATCATTGAGCATAGCGTCTACCAATTCCGCCACGATACCAGGTACCCGTCTTTCCGGGCTGTCAGTTAATCAACATAAGCCATCGAGAACTCTTTTGGAATAAATCTTCCTACTGGAATAGGTTTAGCTGATTCAATAGAGGTATGAATATCTTTCTTCTCGTATTCATGCCCTTTTTCTTTGGCTTGTTTCTCATATTCTTCCTCTTTGTTTTTAAGCCAATGAGAAATAAGCATCATTGCCCTATCTACATTGAAAGTGTGAACAACAAAGGTTTGCGTTCTTTCCTCTTCATCATCAAAGGTTACTTTGGTTTCAATCTGGTAGAACTTCTTTTCATTAGGCTTTGATTCTTCCTCAGAACTTTCCAAATCCGTTTCATCCAAATATTCTTCTGAGACATTATCAATTTTGCGTTCTTTCAAATTATCAGTAAGGATGATACATGAATCAAACTCTTTCGCCATTGTCAAAGTAAAGCCTGACTGATAGTTTAATTCGATATAGTCTTTTAGGATGGCAATTACATTATCTAATCCGGTAGCATAAAGAAGAAATTTGTATTTCTTATCATCAATTTGGGCTTGTGCGATATAAGGATACAAACATTTGTTTTCATTCTCAAATGCCATTCGTTTTTGGTTGCTGACCTCTACCTCTTTAATCCCATCAGCTTCCATACTGAAACGGATTTGTGCAAGAGTGTCTTGGTCTATCAACGTGCCACGTGTAAAAAGAAGCTCATTTCTTTCGATAGTGATTGTTTCTTGAGTGGCTTCGTCTATAAAATCTTCATTCCATGTTTTATACACGCCCTTTGCAAGATACATATTAAGCATCTTTGCCGGGTCTGACGTTACATATCTTAGCTCTGTTTTTCTTGTTTCTATCATATAAACTCTTTATTACGTTCGATTTCTTGTTGTGCAAAAATTAGCATCTGTTGTTCGTTGGCAGCATATCTTACGGTTTATAATCTCGTTTATATATCCATCTATATCCTCCAGCTGTTGAATGCTTTTTTACAGCACGCCATATGCCACCATGATGAATACCAGTCTGCCTTTCTGCTTCATTTGTTGAGGGATATTCATTAACAAAATTGCCGTCTAAATCCAACTGTACGACAGGTATAGAGCATTTACCATTTTTATTGGCATTACCTATTTTTTGAGAATGCTCTTTTGATAGATGTTTTCCATAAAAATGATGTTTTGCTCCTATTTTGCATTCACTCAATCTCTTTTTAGTAATCGGGTTATTTTGATTTTCCTTTATTGTTACCCATCTTAGATTTTCAACTCTATTATCCGTTCTATTTCCATTTATATGGTCTATACACGTCTTTCTTAATACATTTTCAATAAAGGCGGCTGCAACAAGCTTGTGAATAGGAATTGTTTTCCCTTTACTGTTCTTTTTTAAACAAACTGTTAAATAGCCATACTTATTAGGTCTTGGTTTGATACTAACTCCTTTTCTGAAAATAACTTGTTTATTTTTTAGATAAGGAGCATCATACCATCTGTCTTTTGACCTGACATTGCCTTTATTGGATACTTGGTAATATTCTTCATACCCTATAATATCCTTCCAAACTTCTTCCATAAGAATAGTTTTATAAAAATTCTTTATTATTTTCTATTGCCTGTTGGATATGGATTAAAAAATCACGTTCAGAACTACTTGGTAAGTAAATACCGGCAACAGATGCGCTCCAGTTACGAAAACGGTCAATGCTCAAAGTCATTTCACCTGTTGTCAGTTCTGCAGAACTTCGCAGATAGGTTACTTCCTTGCCTTTCTTGTTGACCGTCTTTCTCTCAAACAAATCACGGTTGCAAGTCCTTTTATAGAAGTCTATCTTTGCTTCGTCAAGGCTGCAACCGTACTCACTGCCGAAATACCCTAAAAGCAGATGCAAATAGCTGTTCTGGGATAGCGTGCGGTTAGGGAGCTTCTTTCTCACTTCCACAACTGCATGCTCCTGGAACAGTTTGTTTACATAAGCCTTGAACTTGGGTATATCGTATTCATTCTTCAGATTGAATATGCTCATAGGCTAGAACGGTAAGTCATCTTTGGGATTTCCATTCGCATCTACATCAGGTGGAAACGCCTGTACCATGGGTGGCGTTTGTGACGGTGCCGGTTGCTGTGCTGGCACGGATGCTGGCTGGTGCATTGGCTGACGGCCTTCCAGTTTATAGCAGCGGATGGACACCATACGTTTTAGTTGTCCGTCCTGATTTGTCCATTCCCGACCTTGGAGGGAAAAGGAAACCGTTATTACGTCACCGGTTCTGAACTGGTCAAGTTCGGCACATTTGTCACCGCTTACTTCAAGTGGCAGGACGTTCTCGTACTGGTTTCGTTCACCTGTATGGGGGTCATAGGTTGTGGCATCAAGAATAAATTCACGTTTCACAAACGGGTTGCCACCGCTTTTGGATGGGATTTCTTGGGGCTGGCCAATATAGACCAGCCGTCCGGTTATTTGATTAGGCATAATATATAGATAGAAGATTTGACGAATTAACTCTAATATCCATCAGAATTTTTCGCCGTTCATTTGTTATCAATGCGTAGGCACAATCTCTAGTAAGATAGGTCAGAAGTCCATTTTGTTCACCTCTAAGCTCATAAATCCTTCCATTGTATTCAATTTCATCCATTTATCTAGTCTTCTGCAAAAATTTTCTTATCGGTTATCAAATCTCTGTTGTCATTCAAGAACCGGATAAAGTCCTCACAATGATTTATAAGGATAGGTATATCCCGTGCCGGTACGAAAGTGTAGCTTTCAGTATAGGTTGATTTGAAGTCCGTAACATTATACTCAAATGACCTTACATCACTTCCGTTCTGCATCAGACAGTATGGATAAACCATGTGCTGCCAGTGGTCTTTGAACTTACCTACATAGTAACTTCCGGTAGTCTTGATGTCATGTACTGACATCGGCATCAGTTCATCTATATAACCATATAGAAGAACTCCTCCGAAGCATGTTGGCAAAACTGCTTCAACCCGTTGCTGGGTCAAGGCCCCTTTGTAATAGTCTGCAAACTCACGGCAGATTGAGATAGGGAAATCGAACTGACGGCATTTATAGGTGGCTCTCAGCCCGACCAATGTCTGTCTGCCATCCTGCATGTCTGACAATAGTCTTTCCACCTGTACCTTGTCTGATTTCCTGTTTTCAACCATACAGTCGACTACCTCATTGAAAGCCGTTCCCTTGTCGGCTGCTTCACTATCAAACGGGACACGGTTTATAGTGTCAATCAGGCTCTGAAACTGCTGCTGTCTGAACTCTTCGGGGGTATGTGGGGGATTCTCACTGAATCCCCAATACCTTTCCCAGATGGCATCACTTTTCAGATAGCTTGTAAAGGCATCCAAAAGTGTAGCATAGAACTTGAATTTAGGCTGCTTTGTCTGCATAAGTCTTTGTCTCTTTATCGAATACCAGCCCGAGAGCTTTTACTTTTGCTGAAAACAGATTTCTGGCCATATTCAAGGAACTGCCTACATGCTCAAACTCATTAATTCTTGACGCAAACTCATTTGCAGAACTGGCATCAGTAATAAGTTCGATGTTCTCTTTGATTTCAGCTATGACCTTATCATACCTTGCAGCTTCTTCTTTCTTTACCTGCAACATGCTCAGGTAGGGCATAATTACCTTTGCAGTGATAAAGTCGTTCTTGGCTGTGGGATTTCCATTCTTGTCAAGAATTGTAGGCACCTGCATCAGTCCCGGCAAATTGCAGGTGTTTTTCCCGTCATTTCTTGATGTGGGGTCAAATGTGATTGTACGCTTCTGCACACCGTTCTCATTGCGCATTTCCAGATACCCCAGCAAATCAAGTTCCGTAACAATAGAGTTGTACGATTTTTCTCTTAAAGCAGGTATGAACACGGTGTCGTCACCTTCTTTCCGAGTGTCACGGTGGGCCACAAACACTACGTTCTTGTTAAGTGATGAAAGAGTTCGTGTCATCCATGAGAACTCAGCGTTGATACCTCCCCAGTCCTTGATTTGCGGCTGTCGTGTACCGCATTTGTAAGAAATGATGAAATCCATCATCTTTCCGATGGTGTCCACAACTATTGTCTGATAGGCCGAAAGGTCTTCCTGCAATACCTGTTGTACATCCTGCCATGAACTTACCTGTACGATGTCTATACCGTCCAGATGTGCCATATTCACACGTTTCACACCATTGTCAAAGTCGAGCAGCAGCGGTTTCGGTGCGCTCAATGCTACTGTTGTCTTACCCATACCTGCCTGACCGTAAATCATCATCTTAACGGTGGAAGGAATTACTAATTCATTGGATTTCTTAATCAAACTCATAACGCAATAGTTTTAAAATAATATATTAATACATCAATTTTGCATGTTTTATCACGTCCCAGGCATTACAAGCCCATCTGCTGTGTGGCACGCCTTCTTTGGTCTTGTATCTTATCCTTCCGGATTCGCACAATTCTTTCAGCCTTTTGAGACCGCCTACTATCGAAGCTGCTTCGTATTTCCCGAAAGACTTGTTGTTTAAGACTATTTTCAATACATCTTCGTTTATCATAAGCATTTTATTTTAAGCAGATAATTGCCGAGAAACCCGGATACTCTGTTGCTGATACCCGATATTTCACGTCCATTTTGTTTTTAAGTGTCCCGATCAAGCGAAGGTCACGATTGCGGCGTGATGCTTCCAGCTTGATTCCGTTGTGCCGTTTCTTGTCATAGGGAACCTTGTAAATGTCCCCTTTCTTCATTTCGTCAAAAAGACGTACTGTTTGGTAGTTTTCGTCTACTGTAATTTCTCTAACCATAGTTTAAGTATTTGATTGTTTGCTGGCAGAACGGGACTCGAACTTCCATGCTACCCCTTACATGGTGTTCTACCGCCTGAACTATCTGCCAATGAAAATGCCGGACTTTCATAGCCCGGCATCTACCCATTTTCAAACCATAAAAACTAATCTACTAAGCCAGCTAATGACTTAACCATGTTCTTGAAGTTGTCAAACTTCGATTCAATCTTTTTCTCTTCTTCCATGTAATACAGCATTGATTTTTTGTATTCTTCGGATTCTCGTTGCAGATTCTGTGTGTATGCCACGAGTTCATCATGCGTCATACCTTGTAATTCCTCATTTGTTTTCATGTCTATTCTTTTTAATGTTTTTTATTTCCGTTTCTATCTCCTTATCAAATAGCTCCCGTCTGTCCAGTTCCCGTGAGCGTGCCGTCAGAATGGCACTGATGTCCGCAAATTCATCACAGATGCTTTTTATTGTTTCTTGCAGCTCGTTCATTGTCCAGTCTGTTTGCGATTGAAAAACCAGTGATTATAAACCCGACAAATCCTATCCAGTACATAGCAGACAGGTCTTGATTGAAGTGCATTACCAGAACGGACAATGCACAGAGAAAAAGTAGTATTTTCATAACCGTGTGTATTAAATATTGCTCCCGTGGGCGTTCCGGTGGTTGCCTTACTGCTTATCAGAGGTCTGGTAAGCCACGGGTATATATAGTTCATGCTGGTGTCTAATCAGTGAAGATTGTCTTTGTAGCCGGCCTACGGCCACCTGCAATCGTATAAGTGTCTTTTTGTTTTCTGTGTGATTCGTATGCTGCGTTTGCTTAGTGCAGCCCTTTACTCATACTCTTTTCACACATCCGTTATCGCTACTCAGTCGTCCGTTTCACGTCAGGCTTAACGGTAAGCCTAAATTTCCATCATGTCAAAGAACCAATCAAGTAGAACCCTGCCCGATTCTCGCTATCGGTTGCCGTTCAGTCCGTCAGCAGGGTAGGTGAGTTACCAGCGTGTCACTGCCATGCCTTGTGATAACTGAAGGTTGATGTAGTCCATGCCATCATCTTCAGGCAGGTTGTATTCTTCAAGAAGGGCTTCGTATTTGTCCACCTCTTCAGTAAGTGCTTTGATGTATTCTTGCTTGCTGTCAGCGTTGAAAGCCCTGCATAAAGTCTCTTCATCTGCGTTGTAGGCGAAGTTCAGGTCTTTGTGCAGCCCGTCAAGTTCTTCTTCGATTTCGTGGCGCGTCATAGTCATGCGATATTTAAAAGGTTAGCTTTCTTGAAGCATCTGTATTCTTGTCTCTCAGTATCGAAGTACACCTGAACGGTGTCATTCTTCTTTCTGCTTTCACCTGATGTGGCTGGTATCAGATTTTCTTTCAGCGTGCCGTAGGCTTCACGAACAGAACCATCTACCTTTTTGAAGTAGAACTTTACGATTCTTTGCTTCATTGCAGCTTTCAGCTTCATGTTTGCCCAGGCGCATTTCATTGCTTCACTCATAGAGAAACCGTTTCTCTTTACCAACTGCCATGCAAGGCTCATAATCTCGTGTAATACATTTCTTTTCATAATCGTGTGTTTTATAAATGAATTTACTATCTTTGTTTCGTATCAGTGTTACGTTTCTGATGCAAATATATAGTAAATAACTATACTATCAAATTTAATGTATAGTAAAATACTATATTTAAACATTTATTAACCTATATACCTGTGTATATAGTAAAAATAGTATAGTAATAAACGATATATTTATATAGTTATGGATTCACCTAAAGTCATAAACTTTATTTTGGAAAGAGAAAAGCTCAAAGCTGGTACTTTCGCTAAAGCAATAGGAGTAACCCCTACACAGATTTACGATTTGCAGTCAGGTAAAACAAAGAAAATATCAGAATCGATAGCAAATAAAATTGTGAATGCTTTTCCTATTTATAATAAAGTGTGGGTTTTAACAGGTTCTGGTTCTCCAATTGAGGAATCATTGCAGCAAGTCCCCATTAGAGATGATGATGGTGAGTTTTTTACCGAGAATCACAATAATGTAAAATTCTACAATCTAGGGGATAGATACCGGATGGTTGTTAAGTTAGTTCCTTTTGCTGCATACGGAAGATTTGCCAATGAATGTGATACCTTGGAAGCAGAAAAAGAGGGATGGGAGGAGGAATCGTTTGAGACAGATAAAATCGTCCACGGAAAGTATTTTGCTTTTGAAGTTAAAGGTGAAAGTATGGATGATGGAACAAGGAATAGTTTTGAGGAAGGAGATAGAGTTCTTGTTCGTGAACTTGACCGCATGCATTGGAAAGATGGGCTGAGATTCAATGATCATCCTTATTG